TAAGACCGCACCTCGTGATGTTCCTTTCAGTGCTGCTGATGACAACTTCCAGAATCTATTTGATACTAAGGATACTCATCATAATAAACTGGATACAAGTGGTGGTGAACTTATCCCTGAACCTAAAGAACCTAAAGAACAACCAGATTCCTCAATGATGCCTACAGATTTGAACATCTTGATGCAAGGTGGTGATGCTAATAGCAAAGCTACTGAATATCAGATTGCCGATGATGATTGGAGTCTTGTTGATTCTGCTGCTGTAGGTGCTGGTACAAGTGTCATGGGTACTGGTCTTATGGTTGGTCTTGAGACAGGAAGTGTATCTAAAGGTCTTGCTCAAATTGCACCAGACCAAGGTATGTTCTATACTCCTGATGATGAAGACCGTAAGACTATCATTGACTCTGGTCTACCATCTACAGCTTATGAAGCTTTATTGAAGAACGTGGATTCTAAAGAACATCTACAAGCTAAACTTAAAGTTATTCAACAAAACGTTAAGTTCCAAGATAAGGTAAATGAACAAGGAATGTCACATCAAGTGGCTATGGGCTTGGGAGACTTTACAGGCGACCCCTTTTCTTATGTCCCTCTTGGTTATGCTAATCTTGCTAATAAAGCCTTTAAGGGTACTAAAATCATCAATAACAGACTTGTACCACAACTTGCAGAATCATTAACAACTACATACCTATCTGAGAAATATCTACGTAATGGTATCACTGGTGTTGAAGCTGATGTAGGTGGTGCTCTAATTGGTGCAACTGTAATGGTCACTGGTATGGCTGGTGTATCCAAAGGTCTTGACTCAATGATGCGTCGAGTATCTAACTCTGAGACTGCTTTGAATACTGGTCGTGAAGACCCAACCTATAACACTGCTGATATGCACCCACAAGGTGAACGTACAGTAGTTGATGAGGATACTGAAGTATTACAATCAGGTCGTGTTATGACTCGTGGTATTATTGATGAACCTGTAGCTGGTGAAGCTCGTAGTGACTTACGATTCTGGCAACATGATTCAATCACAACGGCTCTTAAAGATAAAGCTACTGCTTCTACTGCTATGTTGTTTGATACACCTGTACAGGGCTTTAAGGACACTGAGTTTACAACAAGTGCTCCTACTATCAATAACGTAGTGCGTAACCTTAATGACCGTGATAACGAAGTATTCTCTCTATGGGATGACTATCGTGAAGCTGAGTTCCAACGTGGTCAATCATTAGGTAAGTATCAGTCTCTTGAAGATGTTGATGTGGAGTTCAAGATGATTCTTGATAACCATGATAATATGGATTTAACAACTCTAACACCATCCCAAAAGATAATGATTAAAGCTTACCAAGAGTTTGCTACAAGACACGCTGAGTTTATCAAAGACCCATCAAGAGTCTCGGGTAAACAAGGTGCTCCTGCTGTAGCTGAAAACATGATTGATGACATGAACTGGCGTACTCGTACTTATAACCGTTTAGCGGTCAATGAATTTGTATCTAAGTTTGACAATCCTGAAGCTGCTCAACGTATGTTTGCAGATGCTATCAAGAAAGCTTTTCATGAAGATATGAATGCTGCTCGTAAAGCCTACAACGAAAAGGTTATCCGTGAGGAACTTGAAGTCGTTGCTGAGGGTGAACTTGCTGCTGATGTACTTCCAGATGAATTACTTGATAAGTACGCTATGAACTACGCTTATGGTGTGATTAACAATGGTAATACGACTATGTTTGATACTGATATGTTTGAGGGTACTACTACTCGTAAGACAGACCACTTCAAAACTCGTATGAACATCCCGTTACACGGTAAGGTTAATCTTCCAGATGGTACTGAATGGAGTCCTTTCAAGTTAGAATACAATGACTTTGGTGCTCAGATGAGAAGTTACTCAACAAGTGTTAATGGTCAGATTGCTATCAATGCAGTGACAGGTAAACACGTTAAGGATTTCTCTAAAGAGATTGACGCTATGGCTAAACAGTCAGAGGGCGGTAAAGCTCTTAAATCAATGCTGGATAACGTCTTAAGGAACTCTCCTTATGATAAGTACACTAACATTGACGTAGCTTCGGATACACTTCGTGATGCTACTTTAGGTCTAACCTCTGCGATGACTCATACAGCTAACATGGTTGAAGTGTTCGGTAACTTACATCGTCAAGGTGTTGTTCCTGCTGCAATGAAACACATTGTTAAAGCTTTGGGTAAAGACTTACAGAAAATCATGCGTATGCAACCTAAGACACTTAAACGTGAATTTGGTACTATGATGATGGGTAAGGCTTTAACTCGTCGTATGAACATGACTCGTGAAGACTATGTGAATCAGCTTATGACTCGTGTAGATAAGTCTGATAACGCTTCTAAGGCACTTGCTAATCTTCGCTATGGTGTTGCATTAACAGTTGATAAACTACCTTGGGTACGTGCTATGCGCTACATCCATGAGGGTATGATTGATGCTGGAAACCAAGTAGCTCTTGATGAAATGCTTCGTGTATCTCGTGGTATGGTTAAAGGTCGTATGCTTAAAGATACATCTATTGTTTCTGATAAGTTCCTACAAGCTAATAACATTCCTCGTGAAGTAGCTGATAAGGCTATTGCTCACTTGAAGTTACTACCAGATGGTATTGATGTGAAGACTGAAGATTTACCGTCAGATTTCGATATGACAAGCTGGATGAACTCTCCTGACACTATGAACGTAATGCGTTTGGTACATGCTTTTAACGATGAGTTAATGGCTAAGACTGATAACGTAGGACAAACCTTAGTACAACCGTCAGGTGCATTCGGTCGTCTATTCTGGATGTATAAGCGATTCGCTACAGTATCCACTCAGATTCTTAGTCGTAATGCTGGTGAGATTAAAGACCTTGGTCGTGTAGGTCGTATGGTAGGTGTATTAACTGCTGGTGGTTTAGCTACTATGCACTATGTTGGTACTACTGTTTACAAAGCCTCTGCGATTGACGATAAGTATGAGCGTGAGAAGTATCTTGATGATAACCTTTCATTAGATAAAATCGCTGCTGCATCTCTTAAACGTCACCCTATGTTAGCTGGTTGGAACATGATTTATGATGGTTTCGGTGGTATGGTTAATGCTCCTTATGCTGGCATCGGTAAGACTACTTTTGAAGATGTTGCTGGTACTTATGCTGGTCGTGGAGAAACCTCTCAAAGCTTCTTAGCTGATGTTACTCGTAATGGTCTTGGTATGGTTGCTCCTGCTCGTGTAGTTGGTGCTGCTGGTGCTGCTACATTTAATGCTGGTCATCTTGCATGGAACGCGCTTGATGATGAGCACCTACGATACAACCAAGAGAAGAACGTGGAGAAAGCTCTTTATAAGTCTCTTGAAACGTTTGTCCCTAATGAACCTCACATGCGTAAGTTATACAAACAACTAACAACTCTATTCCAAGAGTAATACTCAGAGTCTTCTTCGGGAGGCTCTTATGAATTACTTTTAATAACACCCACTATAGGAGGAACTATATGGCTAATAAATTACAACAAGCCTTATCAAAAGTTAAGACCCTTAAGATTCCAGTTGAAAGAATCGAGGGTGGTACTTATCAGGCTCAACAACAAACTGCACAAAAGGTTAATCAAACTAATTATGCTGGACAACTTACAGGACTTATGAAATTAGGTACTGAAGAATACGGTAAGTTCGTTGACCGTCAGTGGACACAAGCTGAACAAGACTTTGCTGATGCTTCCTCTAAACCTGAGTTCGATGAACTTAAATGGTTAGAGACTAAAGCTGAAGAAGAAGCTCAAGGTTTCTTTGGGACTCTTAAAGCTGGTTTCAATGAACTTGTAGGTCATGACCCTAATGAGTATCGAAAAGCTGTAGCTATGTACAAAGACTCTGAACGTCAGATGTTCGAGATTGACAAAGAGATTGAAGCTAAAGAAAAGCTTGGTCAGTATGTTAACCTTGAAGAAGCTCTGAAAGAACGTGATGAGAAACGTGGTTCAGCTATGAAAGCCTTGGCGACTACTTATGGTGTTCCTGAAGATAACTCCTACATTACTAAAGGCATGTCTCGTAACAACGAAGCGTCCCTTAAAGCTCTGGCTACTACACAAGCATTATCAACTGAGACTCAACTTGCAGCTAAAGGTGTAATGAACTTGACCTCTGAATTTAATGGTCTTGTAGCTCAGAAAGTAGGTAACGTTGCTTTGTATCAAGCTAAGTTCGATAAGGCTATAAAAGATGGTACTATCCGTGGTACTGAAGCACAACAACGCTTCATTAAAGATACCTTTGATAACTTCGCTAAAGCTGGTAACGTACACATGGCTATGGCATGGTTAGAGCAACCTCAAGCCTCTCTTGATGGTAAAGCTCTTGCAGATGTGCTTCCAGAAGCCGTAGTGATTGATTCCATTGGTAAAGCTGAAGAAGTGATGTGGAGTCAAAACCAAGAGTTAGCCTCTGAGTTCAACTCACGTTCTACAAGTATCCAAGTGACTACTGAGACTGACCCTGCGAAAGCCTTAAAGCAACTTGATGAAATGCAGAACTGGTTAGAGAAAAGTCAACCATCTAATTATAGTACTGTTCAAGCACAAGCTCTACAGACTCTACGTTCTAACATTGTCTTAAAGACTGAACGTTTGAACCAAGAGCGTGAAGTTCGTATTAAGAAAGAACGTGAACAAGCTGCTCAAGTACAAAGTGCTATTATTGATACTCGTACTCGAATGTCAGGTGGTATCGCTTCTTTAGAACAGTATGACAAGGAAACAATGAGTCTTGCTCACAAGTCTATGTATGACACTATCATGGCAGATGAAAGTCTTAAGGACATTCAGAAAGCTGAACAGGTAGTTAACCTACTTTCAGAAGTTCCTGATGATTCTGCTCTACGTAGTGCAATCCTTGAGACTGCTCAGAAAGATATTAATACGATTGACTCTGCGATTGTTAATGCTGGTAATAATATTATTAGTGAGAACATGCCTGAATCCTTTGAACGTCAGATGAAGCTATACACAGCCAATCCTGAAGTTTATGGTAAGATGGTTGACTCTGAGACATTAGCTAAGATGCAAGTCCATCATGCTGGTATCGAGAACCTTGGCTTCACTGGTTACACTAAAGCTATGAGTAAAGCTCATCTTCTAACTAAAGAAGAAAAATCTGCTAACACAGTGTTGTTTGCTGATGCGAGTAAGAAGCACAACCTATCTGCTACTGAATCAAAGGTAGCTGAAATGTATGGTCAACTTTACTTAGGTACTGGTAGCTCTGCTGAAGAAGCTGCTAAGAAAGGTACGAAAGATTACATGAAGACTCAACAAGTCTTTGGTGACTCTGGTGAACACCGTCTAAGCAACTCTACGTTAGCCCCTTTCGGTAACAAGCAGGAAGTCCCTGTGATTCTTGATGCTATTAACGTTAAGTTAGCTCAATGGAAAGCTGCTTCTCCTAATGCAGTCTTTACGGTTTCTGATGACCAGTTTGGTAATGTTTATATCGAAGATGCTACTACAGGTACAGTCGTTAAGACTAAAGCTGAAACTATCTGGAATAACTACATTGCTATTCATGGTAAGAAAGGTGAATCTAATGAAGAAGCACTTGACCGTATGATTGACGAGAAGACAGCTCAAGGTGAAGCTACACAATCATGGTTAGGCTCTCCGTACAACCATAAGACGTACAAACAAGCTAACCCTTGGTAAGAATAAACACCCACTATAGGGAGAGGGGACTAAAGGTTATATCTTAAAGAACCTCTCAATTACTTAACTAATAAGGAGAATAATATGGCTATTACTCGTGCTCCTAAAACGATTGTTGTGTATGATTTAACAGGTCAAGCAGACTTCACGATTCCTTTCGACTATCTTGCTCGTAAGTTCGTTGCAGTTACTCTTATTGGTGCTGACCGTAAGACTCTTGTCTTGAATACTGATTATCGTTTTACAACTAAAACACAGATTACACTTAATGTCCCAAGTCCTGTTGGATATGAGTCAGTTGAGATTCGTCGATTCACTTCGGCTACTGACCATTTAGTTAACTTCCATGATGGTTCTATCCTTCGTGCATATGACTTAAACTTATCTCAAATTCAAACTCTACACGTTGCTGAAGAAGCTCGTGACCTTGCTGGTGACTCTATTGGTATCAACGATGAAGGCAACTTAGATGCTCGTGGTCGTAAGATTGTTAACCTTGGTGATGCTGTTGAAGATAATGATGCTGTGAATTTATCACAACTACGTACCTTTGATACATCTACTGCTAATAATGCTGACCGTGCTGCTGAGTCTGAACGACAAGCTAAAGCATCTGAAACTGTAGCTATCGAAATGGAACGCCTATCAGGTGAACATCGTGATGCTGCAAGTCAATCTCAAGTCGCTGCTAAAGGCTCTGCTGATAATGCTCATGAGTCTGAACTTGCTGCTGCTGAAAGTGCTCGTAAAGCTAAAGTCTCTGAGGGTATTGTAGTCCCTATTGTACCTATTGTAGAAGCTGACGCTAATCGTGCAGAACAGGCTCGTATTGATGCAGAACAAGCAGTAATGGATGTTAAAGACCTTGGTGCTGTTCCTGTGGGTACAATCGCTATGTTTGGTCATAAAGCTATTCCTGCTGGTTATATCGACCTTTGTGTTGCTAATCCTACGTTCTCTGTAGTTGAATTTCCTGAGCTTGCTAAGTTATACCCTGATGGTCGTCTTCCAAGTTATCTGAATCGTTACCCTAAAGGTTATCCTATTAATACGGTAGCTGCTCTGGGTGCGTGGATGATTCCTGAACATACCCATGCTGGTAATACTGCTGATTTTGACCACGGTACTAAAATATCTGGCTCAGATTCACATAGCCATACTCGTGGTTCAATGGAAATTACAGGTTCAATGCGTATTGCGGAAAACTTAAACATTTCATGTGAAGCTCATGTAGGTGCTTTCTATCATGGTGGTAGTAAAACAAACTGTGATACTCATGGTGGTGGTGCTGCTGGTAGTCGTTATAATACTCAATACTTTAAAGCCTCTCGTGCATGGTCAGGTAGCACATCTTCAGACTCTCATAATCATACTGTTACTATTGGTAAACACAAACATACAGTTCTAACAACTGGTATCCGTGAGTCTTTCAACAAAGGACAAACTCTTGATGTTGACCATACAGGCACAACCTTTGCGATTAAAGCTGCTGGTGCAGTCGCTAACGATGGTCTTATGGAAGTCGTTAAGATTAAGGAAGATGTGGAAGCTCTTAAAGCTGCTGATGTTGTTATTAATGAGCGCATTGATTCTATTGCAGAACGTCCTTATGTCATGCAAAGTGTTAAAGGTCGAACTACTGACCATCATAAATGGTGGTATCGAGTGTGGTCTGATGGTTTCATTCAACAAGGTGGACAATTCTTCTTTAAGAATATGCCTAAAGACCAACACGGTGCTTCTCAAGTACCATTCCCTAAACAGTTCACAAACTTTAATGATACCGTTACGGTTATTAGTTCTCAGCAGAACTGTACATCTACGTATCACTGGCGTACAGGTTACTATGATAGCGGTATTCGTGGTAAATTCTATTATTATGCCAGTGGTGAAGTAGCCCCTGCTGATTACTCAGAGTGGATTACATGGTCTGCTTCAGGTTACTAATATAAGGAGAAACATTATGTCACTCGAAGTTCAATTCGGTGATATAGTTATTCGTTCAGTGCCAGTGGTGGGAGCTGCTGGTATTGACGCTGTGACCAGATTCATGGGACTATCTCTGAGTGATTGGTTTATATTGCTGCTATCACATATACTGTAGTCCAAGCTTGGGCTGTTATCTACAAGACAATTAACAACGATAAGGAGGACAAATCTGATGAGTAAAGTCTTAGAACAAATGCTACAAGAACTCGATAGTGAGTCTGCTCGTCTTATGCTTCAAGACCTAAAGAACGATGAGAAGCGTACACCTCAATTGTACAACGCTATCGCTAAACTCTTGGAACGTCACAAATTCAATATCTCTAAGGTTCAACCTGATGAGAGCATTCTTGGTGAACTTGCCAGTGCTCTACCAGATTTAACTGAAGAAGATATCTACTACACTATCCAATAAACACCACTATAGGGATACTGAAAGATGTGTCCCTTTAACTTTCATACATTCGTACAAGGAGAAATAACATGACTTACTTTATCTTACTTGGAACATACATTCTTGCTTCTATTGCTTCCCAATTCCTAACAACTACACCTATTGAACTAATGACTCTATTTGGAGTTCCTATCTGGATGCCTCTATCTGCCTTAACACTTGTTCCACTGGTTGATGTTCTACGTTCATTCACTCAAGATGCTGCTGAGAAGAAAGGTCAATCCTTTAAGGTAACTGTACGACAAATGCTTGGACTATCACTGACTGTTTCTGGTCTATGTGTAATCTTCGCTGGTCTTCCAGTTCAAATCTTTGTGGGTGTTCTACTTGCTATCACTTTTGGTGGTATCGTAGATATCCTTGTGTTCCGTAAGATGGGTAAGTGGTTCACTAATCCTGCTGCTCGTATGATGTTTAGTAATGCTGCTGCGACTCTGTTGGGTTCAGGTATTGTATTCTTCGTAGCGTTCACAGACTTACTGTTCCCTGAGAACCCATTCGCTCGTCCAATGACTGAAGTTGTTGTTGGTTGGTTAGCTCAATCTACATTTATCTGGGCTGCTGGCTGTGTAATCGCATGGTCACTACAAGCTCTTAAAACTATTCGTAAACTTAAATAAGGAGAACAATTATGAAAATTATCTTAGCAATCGCTTTAGCATTCTCTATGAGTGCTTGTACAACTATCATCAGAAGTGAACAGGTAGAAGTATCTCGTTCACCTCAAGTAGTAGAACCTACCTTTGATATCTTAGATGTAGAGTAGTGATATACTCAGAGTCTTCTACGGGAGGCTCTTATGAATATTATTATAATAGGAGAACTATATGAACAATCATTATGCTTATAATGAAGAAAGTCCTTCATGTTTAATTAACAAGAAGACAGGAAGACATTTAGGTTGTGTTGGTAATCATGGCTATTATCAAGTCAAGACAGTAAAATTTGGACTCAAGTTAGCTCACAGAGTTATATGGGAGATTATTAACGGAGAGATTCCTGAGGGTATGGTGATTGACCATATTGACAGAAACCGTAAGAATAATAAACTTTCTAATCTACGCTTAGTTGACTCTGCTGATAACTCTTGGAATACAAGCACACACAAAGATAACAAGCTTAAAGAGAAGAACATTAGCGTTCATCAAAATGGTTATGCTATTGAAGTAATGCGTAAAGGTAAACGTATCAGAACTACATCTAAAACTTTAGAGGAAGCGATACGAATCAGAGAAGAAATCAGAGGAGGTTTATATGAATAAAGAACAGAAACAACTACAAGCTATTAAGAATGACTTTGTATTATTCGTAATGGTACTATGGAAGGCTTTAAACTTACCACCACCTACAAGGTCACAGGTGGATATGGCACGCAAGGTAGCTTCGGGTGATAGCCGTAGATTCATCCTTCAAGCATTTCGAGGGATTGGAAAATCGTTTCTTCTATGTGCATTCGTAGTATGGAAGCTTTGGAATAACCCACAGTTGAAATTCTTAATTGTATCTGCAAGTAAGGAACGGGCCGACTCTAACTCAATCTTTATCAAACGTATTATTGAACTACTACCTTTCCTTGAGGAGCTAAAACCTAAACAGGGACAACGTGATTCTGTAATCAGCTTTGATGTTGGGTTAGCTAAACCTGACCATTCACCCTCTGTGAAATCAGTAGGTATTACAGGTCAGTTAACGGGTAGTCGTGCCGATTACATCTTAGCAGATGACGTTGAAGTTCCTAATAACAGTTCAACTCAAATGGCTCGTGACCGTCTTGGTGAGCTTGTGAAAGAGTTTGATGCTATTCTTAAACCAAGTGGTGTTATCACATACTTAGGGACTCCACAATGCGAACAGACTCTTTACAGAGAGCTTGAGGGACGTGGTTATAAGACAACTATCTGGACTGCACGTTACCCTAAAGACCGAGCTTCATTAGATGCTTATGGCGACCGTTTAGCTCCTATGCTTATGGAAGATATGGGTGATAACCCTGAAGCATTCTTTTGGACTCCATGTGACCCTGTGCGCTTCGATGATGAAGACTTGCGTGAACGTGAGCTATCTTATGGTAAAGCTGGTTTTGAGATGCAATACATGCTTAACCCTAACCTTAGTGATGCTGAGAGATACCCTCTGAAAGTCCGTGATTTCATCGTAGCTGCATTGGAAACTGATAAAGCACCATTGACCTACGGTTGGCTTCCGAACCCTCAGAACCTCTTACAGAGCGTCCCTCAGATTGGTCTTAAAGGTGATACATTCCATCGCTATGAGACTGCTGATAAGCGTAGCTCTACGTACACCGCTAAGATTATGGCTATTGACCCTTCTGGTCGTGGTAAGGATGAAACTGGTTATGCAGTGTTATACTTCCTAAATGGTTATATCTATCTTATGGAAGCTGGTGGTTTCCGTGGAGGCTATGAAGACAAGACTCTTGAAGAACTTGCTAAAGTAGCTAAACGCTGGAACGTTAACGAAGTCCTTGTAGAAGGTAACTTTGGTGATGGTATGTACCTTAAGATTCTAAGCCCTGTGCTGCATCGTATTCATAATTGTGCTCTTACTGAAACAAAGAGTACAGGTCAGAAAGAAATGCGTATAGCGGATACCTTAGAGCCTGTGATGGGTTCTCACCGTATCGTTGTTATGGAATCTTCAATCCAGAAGGACTATCAGACTGCTCGTAACACTGATGGAGTACATGATGTTAAATACTCATTGTTCTATCAACTAAGTCGTCTTACTCGTGAACGTGGAGCTTTGGCTCATGATGACCGATTGGATGCCTTTGCGATTGGTGTAGCGTACTTCGTGGAACAGTTAGAGCGTGATGCTAAGTCTGGTGCTGATGACTGTACTGCTGAATGGCTTGAGGAAATGCTCGGTAAGGATGCTCTCCAAGCTGACCAGTCTCACGTACAGATGCTCAGTGGTAACATGGAGATTATGATTAATCAGGACGACGACGATGATGACTACTCAGGACTCAATGTTATGGGTTGGTGATAAAAGGTTACAGGGATGTAATTAACACCCACTATAGGGAGGGGGGGACTAAAGGTTACTATAAGCTATATGTTATCTTTATGTTATCTCTAAGTCCTCCTCATAGTGTGTACTGTAAGAGGGTTATTGTTATGGTTATTAAACAACTAAGACCATTCCTACTCCAAGTATTACTCTATGTTCTCTTGTGGTGCGAAGGTGAGTCTTTCATTGAGTGGTTTCTCCATGGAATTACTATTACATTAATCACTGCATAGTAATTCATTGTTAGAGTCAACACTTACTTATAAGACTTTAAGCATACTATAAGATTATCTTTAAGATAGTGTCTTAGGTGTCTTAAGGTCTTATCTCTGCTACATCAAGTTTATCATCAAGATTATCATCAAGAAAGTCGATAAGAAAGTCGATAAGAAAACTATCAGAAAAATCTGAGTGACCATCTAATCTAAGCAAGACCACAGATACCCCCATAGGGTACCTCTTAAAGACAATCATCAAGTACCTCTTAAAGACAATCATCAAGACCATATACAAGAGGATATCATCAAGATTATCATTATGTTTATCTGTAAGTGTTTATCATTGTGTTTATCATTGTGTTTATCATTATGTTTATCATTATGTTTATCTGTAAGTGTTTATCATTATGTTTATCATTGTGTTTATCTGTATGTATTCATGAAGTAGTACATAAGGATATCATCAAGACATACTCATGAAGTAGAAGTAGAAGTAGTACATAAGGATATCCTCAAGACATACTCCTCAAGACATACTCCTCAAGACATACTCCTAAAGGATATCATCAAGAGTACAGATTAAGCCTATATAGAGGGAACTATAAGATTGTACAGATTATAGGCATATAACAATTATTTTAGTATTTATTGAAATTAGGACTTTACAACAATTCAAATATCATTATACTGAGCCACATCAAGACGGGACAGTTACTCAGTCTACTTGATATTGCTCTTTAACAATTAGGTATCTATCACACACACACACACACTGTTACTACGGTAACGGCTATATGTAGTCAGTAAGGAGGGTAAAAATGCTAACATTAGATAATACCTTGCGACTGGTCAGGATTAGCAGACCAGAAGGCTACACAGTGCGATATATCAGATAGATACCGAAAGTTATTGACAAGGCACAAGCCACTGAGGTATCATCCTCAACGTTCTCTAAGGGAACACCGCTCTTTAATAATCTGGACGATGTAAACACACACACATACAACTTGATACGAGGCAAGGATAGCCCACGTAGTAGCTATCGGTAGGCATATGAATCACCGAATGAGTATCGAATAGTTGTTGACAGGGTGAACCACTTCAGGTTAAAATCTGCATCGTCCACTAAGGGCAACTGTATTGGAAAGTGAGAGCACACTATAACGGCTCTGGGTCCTCACTCATAGTAACTGAGGGTAGTAATACGGTTCTTTAACAATTTGGAATTAGGTAGTATGGTCGTGCTAATTGCTTAACTCAAGGTAGTTCTAAATGAATTGCCTTTATGATAATCAATTAACACCCACTATAGGAAATAAACCTCTTATGACTACTATGTCTACTATGACTCTTGCTTGGTCTAACGCTAAATGTGCTTCTAAATGGCATGGTAAGGGCAAACCAGTTGAATACTTTGCTGGTAGCTTAACGTTAGCACACAAGGGAATCAACCTGAAGCGTAACTTAATGGTTGCACTTGCTGGTATGTCTGTAGTATCCTTGGCTGGTGGTATTGGTCTTGGTTACTTTGTTGCTTCTCAACTAACATTTACTCTTTAAGGAATAACTCCATGAATAACTCTAATCACTTCACTGTAATTGCTTCTGCTTTCCGTGCTACTCTATCAACTAATGAGAACCTTGAGCGTCATGAAGATGTAACGGCTCGCCTCATCAAGAATGGTATGTGTGACCTGAAGACTGTTGTAGGTGTGTATCATGAAGATGGTATGCCTGAAGCAAGTCGTGAAGTCTCTCTAATGATTCAGAACCTTAGCTTGACTGAGGTGAATCAGTGCCTTAACATGTACTGTAAGACCTATGAGCAAGATTGTATCCTTGTGATGAATCAAAACAATGGTCATAGCTCTCTTAAAGCTCTTGAGTGGTCTGAAGAACTGGGTACATGGACTCAAGTTACCCGTGAAGAAGCTCATGAAGTAGGTATCTACACGTTAGACCATAACATGAACTACTGGATGGCTAAATAATGAATAATGAAGACTGAAATCTGATTAACACTAACAATCATTAAGTTCACTAATCCACTGCTCAAAGATACATTCTTTGTGATTATCTTTGTGATTATCTTTGTGATTATCTTTACGCTGGTCTGGTAGTATACTCGAAGTCATTCAATGAGTGGCTTCTCTGGATAATATCATCCGAACTCTTAAAGGAAATAGAATCATGTCTAACGCTATTGAACGTGCAATCACTCTTAACAACCTAATCGCTGACGTACAGGCTCTTAATGTCTTGAAACATGAAGGTACTCATGAAGAATATCTTGAAGCTTGCTGTGATGCTCTTAGTGCTCTTACTAAACATGCTATGGGTGATGTCCCTACAGATGCCGACTGCGGTGTTAATTGTCAAGATTGGTACTATAAGATGTGCTTGATGTTTCAAGAGGCTGGCATCACTGTGCTTGGCTCTGGTCACTTCTCAATGGCTGTACGCTTTGATGGTCTTGCTGGTAAGGTCATTAAGATTGGCTTCAAGAAAGAAGACTCTGGCGCTGCTTATGCTGCTTACTGTAAAGACCGTATCGCAATCGGTGAACAACTGATTGGTGTTAAGTTTGATAGTGTAGCTGAAGTGGAGTTCATGAAGCGTTTCGATAAGTTTTACATGGTTGTTATGCCTGAGTATCAGACTTTTGAAGACCTGACTCATGATGCTAATATTCATAACGATGATAAAGCATTCATTCGTCTACAGTTTGAAATCGCTAATGGTCTGATTGATAACGCTTGGTTACATGGTGAAAAGACTATCGAACAGTTCGCTATGAGAACACTACATAGCTGTGAGAGCTATGATGAAGTGGGTTCACTACGTCGAGTCCTTGAGACTCGTAAAGATGTTCTTGAGGGCTTTGTAGCTCAATGTAAGAACATTCGTGAGTTCTTTAAGGATATCGCATCGTTTGACACTCATGATGAGAATGTGATGGTCAAATGGGTTGCTGGACAGGCACAATTAGTAATTACTGATCCTGTAAGTTGGGTTCGTGGTGAATAACATGTAGTACTCCCTATAGTGGGTGTTAAAGCTGGTCTTATGGCTGGTCTTAATTAACACCCACTATAGGGAAAGACTATAAGAGCTTTTAAACTTAAAGACTCCTTAAAGATAACTTTATGATTGACTATAAGATATCTTTAAGTATTCTTCTCTAAGATTACTATAATCATCATAATCATTATTATTTATTAACTTAACACCCTAAAGGAACATCCTTATGTCAAACGTGATTAAACCTGAACTGAATAACTTCTCTGAAATCGCTCATGCAATCATGCCTTACAATGTACTGGCTGATAACTTCGGGCAAGACCTTGCTGCTGAACAGTTGCTGCTTGAACATGAGTCTTACACTCTTGGTGAAGCTCGCTTTATGAAGGCTCTGGAACGTCAAATTAACCGTGGTGAAGTTTGTGACAACGCTATCGCTAAACCTCTGTTAGACACTCTTATCCCTGCTCTACATGCTCACATTGAGGACTTCAAGAATGCTGGTGGTAAAGGTAAACCGCCTGTATGGAAGAACCTATTCAAACAGTGTCCTTCTGATTCAATGGCTGTGATTACTATCAAGTCAATCCTAATGGTCTTGGCTAAGGAAGAATCTGCTGACCTACAACGTGTGGCTTCGACTATCGCTAACAACATCGAAGATGAAGTACAGTTTGGTCGTATCCGTGAACAGGAAGCTCAACACTTTAAACAACGTGTGAAACCTAACCTTGATAAGCGTAACGGTATGATTTTCAAGAAGGCATACATGCAAGCTGTTGAAGCTGGTATGCTGGACAAAGGTGAACTGAACGACACTTGGAAGCCTTGGGACAAGATGGACAAGATGAACCTCGGTATTCGTCTGATTGAAATGGTCATCGAGTCTACTAACTTGGTGGTTATGGAACGTGCTCATGCTGGCGCTACTGCTCAGGAACTTGTACGCCTTGCCCCTGACTACATCGAGCGTCTAACGACTCGTGCTCATGCTCTGGCTGGTATCTCTCCAATGTTCCAACCTATGATTGTTCCACCTAAGAAATGGAATGGTGTGAAAGGTGGTGGCTACTGGGCTAAAGGTCGCCGTCCTCTTAACTTGATTCGTGTAGGCTCTAAACGTGCTCTACAGCGTTATATGGACGTTGATATGCCTGATGTGTACGCTTCAATCAACACTGTTCAAGAGACTGCATGGCAAATCAATGGTGATGTTCTTGCTGTTGTTAATCAAGTTGTTAACTGGGATGAGTGTCCTGTTGAAGATGTACCAAGTCTAAACAAAGCTGACAAACCAGCGATGGAAGACGGCGTTGTGTGTCCTGAAACTGGTGAAGTTCTTGATGCTGACCGTATGAAGAAATGGAAGAAGAATGCTGCTGTTATCTACCGTAAAGAGAAAGCTCGTCAATCTCGTCGTCTAAGCCTTGAGTTTGCCCTTGAGCAAGCTAACAAGTTCTCTAAGTACGGCTCTATTTACTTCCCTTACAACATGGACTGGCGTGGTCGTGTATACGCTATCCCAATGTTTAACCCACAAGGTAACGATATGACTAAAGGCTTACTGATTTTCGCTAATAAAATACCTGTAGGCTCTCAAGGTGGTTACTGGCTGGCTGTTCATGGTTCTAACTGTGCTGGTGTTGACAAGGTTTCTCTTGATGACCGTGTACAATGGGTTGCTGATAACGAAGCTAACATCATTGCTTCAGCTAAAGCCCCTTTAGATAACACTTGGTGGGCTGAACAGGATTCACCGTTCTGTTTCCTTGCATTCTGCTTCGAGTGGGCTGCTTACTGTGAATCTGGTAAGTCTGAACTGTTTGAATCTCAACTACCACTTGCTTTCGATGGTACTTGTTCTGGTCTACAACACTTCTCTGCAATGCTTCGTGATGAAGTGGGTGGTGCTGCTGTTAACCTTACTCCAAGTCCTAAGCCTCAAGACATTTACGGTATCGTAGCTGACAAGGTAAACGTTGTTCTTCAGGATATGCTTGAGAATGGCACTGAGGATTACTACGAGACCAAGGAAGACAAGAAGACAGGTGAAATCGTTGAACGTCTTGCGTTTGGTACTAAGCGTATCGCTCGTGTATGGCTTGAGTTCGGTGTGAACCGTGGTGTAACTAAACGCTCAGTAATGACACTGGCTTATGGTTCTAAAGAATACGGTTTTGCCGACCAAGTTCTTGAAGATACCATCCAGCCAGCTATCGACTCTGGTAAGGGTGCTATGTTTGGTGATGCTCGTGATGCTTCTCAGTATGCTCGTGGTATGGCTAAACTAATCTGGAATGCTGTTAAGACTACTGTTATCGCTGCTGTTGAAGCAATGGAATGGTTACAGTCTTCTGCTAAACTTGTCTCTGCTGTTGTTAAAGAGAAGAAGACAGGGGAAATCCTTAAGCCAGCAATGCCTGTACACTGGACGACTCCTGCTGGTTTCCCTGTATGGTCTGAGTACACTAAGCAAGACCAAAAGCGTATCGACCTTATCTTCATGGGCCAGCAACGTATCCGTGTGACTGTTAACACTGGTGACAAAACTGGTAAAGATGGCCGCCCTGAGATTGACGCTGCAAAACAGGCTTCAGGTATCGCCCCTAACTTCATTCACTCAATGGATGCAAGCCACTTACAGCTAACAGTTAACGCTTGTGCTCGTCACGGTGTTCACTCTTTCGCTATGATTCATGACTCTTTCGGTTGTCATGCTGGTTTCGCTCATGTGATGTTTGAACAGGTTCGCCAAGTTCTTGTAGACACTTATGAAGAACATGATGTAATCGCTGAGTTCTTCGAGGAGTTCGCTGAACAACTTCATGAGTCTCAACTTGAGAAGATGCCAGCTCTACCAAGTAAAGGTAACTTAGATATCCGTGAGATTCTGAAATCACTTTACACATTTAGTTAATACTTTAAGCCCTGTCTTCGGATGGGGCTTTTTGCGTTCCTACGGTTTTGGTTTTGGTTTTGAGGGAATTAACACCCACTATAGGGAGAGGGGACTAAAGGTTACTATATGTTATCTTTAAGTCCTCCTCATAGTGTGTATGTGTGTACTGTAAGAGGGTTATTGTTACGGGTTGGTGATGAAAGGTTACAGGGATATAATTAACACCCACTATAGGAATAATCCACAAACAAACAACTCATTCGGAGAATATTATGAATATTAACATCAACATTAACCCTTTTAAAGCTGTGAACTACAAACAATCTGCTATCGAAAAAGCATTGGCTAACAGTGGTTCTCTAATCGTTCAAACGAAATATGACGGTTTAAGATGTCACTTATGTATCGTTCCTGCGGAAGACATTCAAGGCAAGCCAAGTGCTCGTCTATATGCTTTATCTCGTACAAACAAAGTGATTCCGTCTTTACGTGAACTATTCTCAACTGAAGCTTATCGAGTTCTTTTAGGTCAACTATTAGCTGAATCCCTATACCCTGCTGGTCTTATGATTGATGGTGAAGTGATGGTTAAAGGTGTTGATTTTAATACTGGTAGTGGCTTACTTCGTCGTAAGACTCCTATCAAGGCTTCACAATTGGAATACATGATTTATGGTATCCTTTCGCTTGAAGCTATTAAGGCAGACACTAAAGCAGACATTCCAGTTTCTACTTGTGTTATGCAGATGCAAACTGAAGTGTTGATTCATCAAGTAAAAGAATTGTTCCCTGAACTTTCATGGCATCTTGCAGAATCTCATGACGTTTACCACATGAGTGAACTTGAAGCCTTATATAATGCAAAGCGTGAAGCTGGTCATGAAGGTCTTGTTATTAAAGACCCTATGTGTCGCTGGAAACGTGGTAAGAAAACTGGTTGGTTCAAGATGAAGCCTGAAGATGAAGCTGATGGTGTTGTAGTTGGTATCAATTGGGGTACTGAAGGTTTATCTAATGAAGGTAAAGTTATCGGTTTCCAAGTCTTACTTGAATCTGGTTCTGTAGTTGATGCTAACAATGCCTCTCAATTTGAAATGAACCAATGGACTTATCATGTTGAACAACACGGTGAAGACTCTTTCAATGGTCGCCAAGCTCAAGTGAAGTACATGGAGATGACACCAAGTGGTTCGCTACGTCATCCATCATTCCAACGCTGGCGTGATATGGAAGGCTCTGAAGGTATCAAATCTTAATTAACACCCACTATAGGAGACAACATTATGAAGAACATCTTCCGATATGAAACCTCAAGTCCATCTTGCTTATATCGGTTAGATGGTCAGCATAAAGGTAATGCTGGTAGTCAAACCAAAAGAGGTTACTGGCGTGTTTTCGCTAAAGGTAAGATTCGTGCTGTTCATCAAATTATTTGGGGAACTTCATTACGGAGAAATACCTGATGGTTTAGAAACAGACCACATAGACGTAAACCTTGTACATTCCATAAAGCCTCTGGTAAATGGAGAGTAGAACGCACTGAGAATGGTAAAACAATAACAACAACAAGCCTTGGTTACTTCGAGACAGACAGAGGGACAAGCTAAGGTAATCGCTTATATAAACAACAACATAGGATTTTAATCATGAAAGTTATTTCATTATCAGCACTTACTCCGCAGTCAGGTAAAGATACACTGGCTGACTACATTCAAGAAGTTCACCATAATCTAAACATTAAGCGTATCGCCTTTGGTGATGCTCTACGTAATGAAGTTGTAAGCCTATTTAAAGGTCGTGATACAACATTCCATGAGAAAGAACTGAGAAAGATGGTACTTAATTCCGCTAAGGATATCGACCATCCAGCTTTTGCTATTAACAAATTGTCCACCACCAGCGCATCGAGTCATTGTATTTGTACATTTAACCGAACTTACCGTAACTTCTTAGGTGATATGTTTAAGAATGACCCTGTTGAATTAACAGCAAGCCGTTCTTTACGCTTCCATCTACAACACTATGGCAATAACTTCACGAAAGACCATTTAGGTAAAGATATGAAGTGGATTGACTTTGTGTGGGAACAATTAGCTCATTGGGAAGACAATGGTGATGTTGATTTAGTTATCATTACTGATGTGCGTGACCCTAAAGAGTTCGACTTATTAGTAGACCTATATGATGCTTTAAGTATCTTGGTGAAGACTGATGGTTTCCCTGTAAGTAATCGCACACCTCATCCTATTGAAGAACATGCAAAACACTTCAATTATGACCATGTGTTTGTCAACGAGTTTGGTAACAAACAACACTTAAAGACTCAATATGATGTAGCTATTAAAGATTATATCAATAGCCCTTTTAATTAATTAACACCCACTATAGGAGACAACATTATGTCTAATCGTGATAAACAATTTATCGTGCATATCCAACTGGGTAACATGTGTGGTGAAACTGAAGTGCCAATCTTCGCTAAAGACCTTGATGAAGCTCGTGAATGGGCTGATGAAACTTATGCAAAACATGGTATCGAAGTCGTAAGAGTACGCCCGAAGGTCTACCATGACCATAGTTAAGATAATCCATGAACGTTATTCTTATGACCCTATCACTGGGATTATCACTAAGAAGCGTTGTGGAAAACCTGTTACCTGTAAGAATGGTTTAGGTTATCTTCACTTAACAACAACAACTGTTAATGGTGAGCAGAAGACATTATTAGCTCACAGAGTAGCTTGGTGTCTTTATTATGGTGAATTACCTGAGAAAGACCTTGACCACATTAACCGTATTAAACATGATAATCGTATTGAAAATCTAAGAGAAACTACACGGTCTGCTAATAACAGAAACCGTAGTAATAGCTCTGAGAAACAATCACGCTTTGATTATGTAATCTGGAATAAACAGAAAGGTAAATGGCAAGCTCGTTTCAAAGGTAAACATTATGGTTTCTTCGAGACTGAAGAAGAAGCGCATCTTGCTTTACCATTTTAACACCCACTATAGGAATATACTCAAGCTCATCTTTAAGGTGGGCTTTATGAATAATCTTAATTAACACCCACTATAGGAAACTAAATCATGACATTCGTAAAGAACACTAAACGTAAAGAAAAGACTCGTAACTGGAAAGAACAAGAAGCTCATCAAAAGGCTAAACGTAATTCTGGTCATCGACCTCGTGTAGTGAAGAAAGACCTTTGGATTGAATCAATCGACGAATAATAGGAGACTAATTATGTCATTCCCAAATATGAAACAAGGTGGTTATCGCTCTAAGCCTGATGGGTTTCTACATATGAACAACTATGCTCATTCAGTTAAATCTGGTATCGCTGGTGTTCTCTTTGAGCGTATCATGACGACTCAACAACGTAACTCTATCGAAGAACTGCTTCGTGAAGTTGCTCTTGTAGAAATGGCTCGTAGTGGTACTCCATTGTTCCATTTTAAGCATAACGTTTATCGTTTTGAGAAAGAGTTTCTTCATGCTAACTTCAAGCGTATGGTCTATGCCTACCTGAAGTTAACCAAGAAGTCTGCATCTACTATGCTTGCTATGGCTGCTACTGGTGAACTTATCGAAGTTTGTCAGAATGGTGGTATCCCACAGATACGCTTTAAGTAACCAATTAACACCCACTATAGGAATGAACCATGCGTGATTTCATTAACGACCTTGAAGTTAAAGTCTTCCAAGACAGCTTCTTGATTGATACTATTGAGGTGGTCTTAATTGACCGCCTTACTAAAGAATCATACAGATTTATCCACCAGCTACCTTATGACCATCATAGGTCTATGCCTTTTAATATTGGACATAGTGCTTGTGTCATGTTAGGTACTCATTACAAACGTGAATTGGAGGCTCTATGGCATACTACAAAAGAGTCCGTCACAATGGAAAGGTCGTCTTAGAACACCGTCTAATCCTCGCTAAGAAACTCGGTAAGAGTCTGGATGAGTTAGGAGTAGTTGACCATATTGACGGAGACATTACAAACAACCATCCAGATAATCTTCGGGAATGTACTATTAGTGAGAATAACTGTAACCGCAGAGTTAACACCTCATCGACAACTGGGATTAAAGGTCTTAGTTGGAGTAAGCGTGATAACCGTTGGCGTTGTTCAATTATCATTAGTGGTAAACAGTACCAGAAGAACTTTAAAGATAAACAAGAAGCTATACAATGGCTTTCTGATAAACGTAAGGAATTACACGGTGAGTATGCACGAAACTGAACGTGAGGAGTCTATATTCCTCTATCACATACCTTGTGAGAACTGTGGTTCTTCCGATGGTAACTCAATGTTCTCTGACGGACACCAATGGTGCTACGTCTGTGAAAAGTATGTTCATGGTGATGGTGAACAAACTAACTCTAATGGAGGAAGACCTCGTATGGCTTCTGATGTATTCTCAATGTTTGACCTTGATGGTCGATATAGTGCTTTAACTGCTCGTGGTATCCAAGAAGATACCTGTAAGAAGTATGGTTACTGGATTGGTCGTAACAATGGTGTGATGGTTCAAGTAGCCAACTACCATGACCTCCAAGGTACTTTAGTTTTCCAAAAGATTCGTGATAAGGATAAGAACTTCTCGACTCGTGGTAAAGCTGAAAATGACCTTCTCTTTGGTAAACACCTCTGGAATGGCGGTAAGAAGATAGTTGTCACTGAAGGTGAAATCGACTGTCTATCTGTAGCGCAAGTTCAGGGCTGTAAGTACCCAACTGTAAGTGTACCTTTAGGTGCTAAAGCTGCTAAGAAATGTCTTGCTGCTAACTTTGAATACTTCGACCAATTTGAAGAAATTATCTTAATGTTTGACCAAGATGATGCTGGTCGTGATGCTGTACAAGAGTGCGCTGAAGTCCTTCCTGCTGGTAAGGTTAAGGTTGCTGTACTACCTATGAAAGATGCTAATGAGTGTCTTGTAGCTGGTAACGCTAAAGCAATCATGGATGCTATCTGGAATGCTGCTCCTTTTGTTCCTGATGGTGTTGTCAATGCGTCTTCTATGAAAGACCGTGTTAAACAGTTCATGACTGAAATGCAGACCAACGGGATGATGTTTAGTAACTATAAAGAACTGAACGATATGACTCTTGGTGGTCGTGGTGGTGAAGTCATTATGATTACTTCTGGCTCTGGTATGGGTAAATCTACCTTTGCTCGTCAGATGTTCCTTGATTGGCAGAAAGATGTTCCAGTTGGTCTATGTGCTCTTGAAGAAGCTGTAGAAGAAACCATACTGGATATGCTTGGTTTAGATAACCATGTTCGTCTACGTCAAAACAAAAAGCTTCAAGCTGAATGGATTACTACAGGTGAGTATGATGAACTCTACGATAAACTGTTTGAATCTGGTAACTTGAATCTTTATGATTCATTCGCTGAGTCTGAGACTGACCGACTTCTCGCTAAGATGGCATACATGGTTGATGGTCTTGGCTGTAAAGCTATTCTATTAGACCATATCTCTATTGTTGTCTCTGGTATGGAAGATAACTCAGATGAACGTAAAACTATCGACCGCCTAATGACTAAGCTGAAAGCATTCGCTAAGTCTAAGAACGTTATGGTATGCGTTATCTGTCACTTAAAGAACCCAGAAAAAGGAAAGGCTCATGAAGAAGGTCGCCAAGTTAGTATTACTGACCTCCGTGGTTCTGGTGCTCTACGTCAGCTATCAGATACTATTATCGCACTTGAACGTAACCAGCAAGGAGTTAATCCAAATGCTGTTACAGTACGTGTCCTTAAATGCCGATTCACTGGTGAAACTGGTCTTGCTTGCAGTCTATTTTATAACCGAACTACTGGTTGGTTAGAGTATATTGGTAATGCTAATGACACCTTCCCAGAAGAAGACACCTTCGGAAACAACGACTCATTCTAAAATTCTTAATTAACACCCACTATAGGAGAACCATATCATGTGGAAACAATCTTTAATTTCGTACTAAAAGCAACCGTAAAGTCACTGGCTAAAGAAGCTCTTAAAGCTGATAAGAAAACTAAAGCTGCTGATGAAGCTCAAAGCGAAAGCTAAAGCTCTACTGTAAGTTACAAACTCAAGCTCATCTATATGGTGGGCTTTATGATTGTAATTAACACCCACTATTGGGACACAATCAGTTCCACACTATTCCCTGTCAATCTCATAAGGAGAAACATCATGGCTTCAGATAAGAAATTTTACACTACTCCACTTGGCACAGTTCAACCATACGCTTACATTCAGCGTCCTGATACTCAGTACAATGACCGTGGTGAATACCGCATCAAACTTGCAGTACCATCTGACAAAGCTCAAGGTCTTATCAACCTAATCGACAAAGCTCATCAAGAGAACATGGCGAAGCTAAAAGCTAACCCTAAGTTCAAAGGTAAGCGTATCAAGGAAGGTGGCATGCCATTCTTTGAAGACGATGAAGGTAATGTAATCTTCACGTTCAAGATGTATGGTTCATTCAAAGACCAATCTACAGGTGAACACAAAGAACTAACTCTACGTGTTTACGATAGCCAAGGTAAGCGCATCATGGATGTTCCTAATATCTCTGGTGGCTCTACTGGTAAAGTTGAGTTCAGCTTATTTGCTTACACTCCAAGTGGTGCTGTAGGTGCTTCTGTTAAACTTCAATTGTCTAAGTTCCAACTTAAAGACCTTGTTGAATATCAAGCTGGTGGTAACGATACCTTCGGTGGTGGTGATGACGATGAAATGTCTGGTGGTTATATAGCTCAAGACAAACCTAAAGATGAGTTCGCTGAGTCTAATGGCTACGAAGAAGAAGAAGAAACACCAGAAGAAGATGAAGACTTCTAAATGTCTTGTGTAATCTTCAAAGGTTACAAAAACAAGCATGGTTACGGTGTACAACGAGTAGGGGCTAAAACAGTCCTTGCTCATAGACATTCCTACCAGATTAATAAAGGAGAAATCCCTGATGGTCTGGTAGTTCGTCATAAATGTCATAACCCCTCTTGTATCAATCCAGAACACCTTGAGTTAGGTACTCAAAAGGATAATGTCTATGATATGATTAACGCTGGTCGTAAAGTTGTTCTAAAAGGCACAGAACACCCACGTTCACGCTTAACAGAAGAACAAGTCAAAGAAATCTACCTATCCACTGGTAAGACTCAAAAAGAGTTAGCTGATATTTATGGAGTGTCTCGCTCTCATATATATTTAATATCAAAGGAGGAAGATTATGGCACGACCTAATTTCTACGCTCGTAAACACACTGTGAGCGCATATCGAAGTGGCTTGGAGGTTAAAATCTCTGAGCAACTTGAAAAAGCAGGAGTCAATGCTGAATATGAAGCATACAAGATTCCTTATGTTAAACCCCAAACCAATCACAAATACTGTGTAGACTTTGTGTTACCTAATGGTATCCTTATTGAGTCTAAAGGTCTATTTGATGTAGCTGATAGACAGAAGCATTTGCTTCTAAAAGAACAGCATCCAGAATTAGACCTACGCTTTGTGTTCTCTCGTAGTGCTACCAAGCTTTACAAAGGCTCTAAGACCACTTATGCAGATTGGTGTATTAAGAATGGCTTTAAATTCGCAGATAAACTAATCCCAACCGAATGGCTAAAGGAAAAGACAAATGTAAAATCTAAAGCTGCTCTCCTTGAATTAACAGGAGACAAACACAATGGCTAAAGTTAAATTTAAAGAACGTACAGAGACTAATGTAATCTTTGTGCATTGTAGTGCAACCAAACCTACTCAAGATATTGGTGCTCGTGATATTCGTATCTGGCATAAATCTGACAATGGTTGGTTGGACATTGGTTATCACTTTGTGATTCGTCGCAATGGAGTTATTGAAGATGGTCGTCCAGTTAACGTTGTTGGTGCTCATGCTTATGGTTATAATGGCGATAGTGTGGCAGTTTGCCTTGTGGGTGGAATTAACGCTCAAGGTCAAGCAGATGCGAACTTTACTTGTGAACAATACGAAGCACTTAAGGTTCTACTCAAGACTCTCAAGGCTTCTTACCCTAAAGCAGAAGTTAAAGGACACTGTGATGTGTCTGACAAGGCTTGCCCTTCTTTTGATGTGCATAGTTTTATTGAAAATCATCTTTAAGTGATATTATCAGAGTCTTCTTCAGGAGGCTCTTATTACTGTCATTTGTTAATAAAAGGAAACAAATATATGAATACTTTAACACCTGAATTTCTACGTGGTCTTGCTGACAAACTTGAAGCTGTTCAAAAGGAAGTCGCTAATGAACTTCTTATTGCTATCAATTCACCAGCTCCTAAAGCTGTAGTAGTAGAAGATGATAAATGGGGATTCAATAACCCTGTACCTAATCGCATTGGCGGTAATACTACTTTTAACAAACCTATCAAACCTATGAACTCATCTATGAGTGTTCATCCAGATATGGTTAAAGACCGTGTAGAAACTGTCCGACCTCAATTCATTCACGCTGGTGCTAAAGTTGTAATCGGTAAGCGTATCAATGAGGACAAGTTCCTTGAGTTACGTCAAGCTGGTTTCTCTGAAGGTATGAACTTCAATGTAGTACAACAAGCTGGCATGGACAAGTGGTTATGCTACTCACCTCGTAGTCAACGTAAAGCTATTATCTCTGGTGTTCTGTTGAATGATGCAAGTCTTTAACACCCACTATAGGAACAATCATTAAGGAAACATTATTATTATTATGCGTCTACTCATTACCGATATCGAAACAGATGGTCTATTAGACACTGTTAGTAAATTTCACTGCTCATGGACTGTTGATTACTTCACTGGTGAATGGAAGGCTTACCGCCCTTCAGACTTCGCTGATTACATCAAAGACCTTGAACAATGCGCTGCAGAAGGTGGTCTTATCTGCTTCCATAACGGGATTGGGTATGACCATCCAGCCTTAAAGATTCTCAAGAAGAAACACTTCGGGAAGAATCTAAATATCCCTAAGAAGAACGTACTGGACACTCTTGTAATATCTCGTCTTCTTCATTCAAACCTTAAAGATACTGATGCTGGTCTTCTACGCTCAGGTCGTATCACAGGTAAAATGTATGGCTCTCATGCTCTAAAGGCTTGGGGTATGCGTCTTGGTTGCTTTAAGGGTGACTATGGTGAACAAGAAGCTGCATGGGTTGAGTTTAACGAACCAATGATGGACTACTGTAAGCAAGACGTTGAGGTAACTCGACAACTGTTTGACAAGTTCATGAAAGATGGTTGGTACTTCCCTAATGGTGCTGAAGGTTTATCTGAAAGTGTTCTACTTGAACATGAAGCTGCATGGTTAATGGCTAAACAACAACGTAATGGTTATGCGTTTGACGTTGACTCTGCTGAAAGACTGTATTGTGAAACTGCTGCTCGTCGTAGTGATATTCTTATTGAATTGACCACCACATTCGGCTCTTGGTATGAGCCAAAAGGAGGAACACAAATCTTCCTTCACCCTCGCACTGGTAAGGAGCTGCATAAGTATCCTCGTGTGAAGTACCCTAAAGCTGGTAGTATGTATACTGCTGCTAAGAAACCAACTCTGAGCAAGACTCTTTACTTTAAAGATGCTCCATTCACTCCGTTGAAACACATTACATTCAATCCAAGTTCTCGTGATAACATCATCAAGGTTCTTAAAGACTGTGGCTGGATTCCTACATCATTTTCTGATGCTGGTAAACCTGTTGTAGACGATGAGACTCTGACTCTTGTTATTGAACATGGTCTAATTCCCGATGAGTTCTTACCTAAAGTTGAATTGATTAAAGAGTATCTGACTATTCAGAAACTTATCGGTCAACTTGCAGAAGGTGATAACGCATGGTTACGTCTACAAAAGGATGGATACATTCATGGTAACGTTAATCCTAATGGTGCTGTAACTGGTCGTGCAACTCATAGCTTCCCTAACCTTGCTCAAGTACCAAGTATCCGTAAGTACAAAGGTGTTGAATGTCGTAGCTTATTTGGTGCTGAACATCATCGTGACTTTGCTACAGGTAAACCTTGGGTACAAGTTGGTGTCGATGCTTCAGGTCTTGAACTTCGTTGTTTAGGACACTTCATGGCTCGTTTCGATAACGGTGAGTATATTGATGTTATCCTTAACGGTGACATTCATACAGCAAACCAAATGGCTGCAAAGCTACCGACTCGTGATAACGCTAAGACCTTCATCTACGGATTCCTATATGGGGCTGGTGCTGAAAAGATTGGACAAATCGTAGGGGCTTTCGGTGCCGAAGGTAATAAACGGGGTAAAGCTCTAATCGAAGACTTCCTGAATAACACTCCTGCTATTGCTGCTCTACGTGAACAGGTACAAGAAGTGCTCATTAAGGAAGCTAAATGGATTGGTGGTACTCAGCAAATCAAATGGAAACGTAAATGGATTAAAGGTCTTGATGGTCGTAAAGTCCACGTTCGTTCTCCTCATGCTGCTCTTAACACTCTCCTTCAGTCTGCTGGTGCATTAATCTGTAAGAAGTGGATTGTGGAATGGGACAGGGGTATGAAAGCTGCTGGCTACAAACACGGTTGGGACGGTGACTATTGCTTTATGGCATGGGTTCACGATGAAGCTCAACTTGCTTGTCGTACAGATGCTATTGCTGATGACTCTATTCGTATTGCTCAAGAAGCTATGCGTCGAGTTGGTGAACACTGGAACTTTAAGTGTCCTCTGGATACTGAAGGTAAGAAAGGTGGTAACTGGGCGATTTGCCATTGAAACACCCACTATAGGAATATACTCGAAGTCATCTTTAAGGTGGCTTCTATGAATAATCTTAATCATTAATTAACAAAGGAGACATATTATGTCTAAACTAACATTCACTTTCCAACACTCTTTCACTTCTACTCACGTTCTTGATAAGGAACAAATGGAAGCTGCTCTTAAGATGTGCCAAGAGAAAGAAGCTGGTGGTCACTATGCTGATGCTCGTGCTAAAGCTCAGAACTGTCTTCTTCTTGAAGCTCATAAGGTTGCTGGTCTTGAAGGTTTCTCAATGGAAATCGTTCGTCTATTGACTCGTACAACTCTTAATGAAGCTAACGCTGAAATGTTTAACACTGAGTTCATGCGTGTATCACCAGTTAAATCTGTACTTGAAATCACTAAGGCTAAATAATATGGGTAAGCTGGTTTTCCACTTTGGAGCTATGAATGCTGGTAAATCAGCGAAGCTCTTACAGATGGCGTATCAGTTAGACGGTAAGAAGTCAATGGATGTTTATACTGCTCAGACTTCTTGCAGTTCTATCAGTTCTCGCTTAGGGATTAAACGTCCATGTAAACATATTGATGCTCTATTCCAAGATGCTGATTTAAAGTTCGTTAGGTATATCTTTGTAGATGAATGTCAATGGCTTAAAGGTCATCACATTAAGAAGCTGCGTAGATATGCAGATATGATGAACGTTGAGATTCATTGCTTTGGATTACGTTCAGACTTTGAGGGACAGATGTTCCCTGCTTCACGTAACCTCTTTATGTTGGCTGATGAGTTCGACCATCTTCATTCGTTCTGTGACCATTGTGGTTGCACTGCGATTCTACATAATAAAACAAAGGGATTAGGTAAAGATGCCTATGAGTCTGTTTGTTATAATCACTTCAAAAAGGGGAATAACTATGAATAATTATCTAAAAGTATTGAAACACATCTTGAATCACCCTCAGACTTTCCAAAGTAATCACTTTCGACACAATGCTTCTCTTTATGCTGAAGCTTCAAGTCGTGGTCATATTACTTGTCTTGAGAATGGTAACTCTACTGGTCGCTGGAAGATTTCAACGATAGGTCATTCATTCCTTAACTGCTACTCAACGGGAGGCTTATAATGAGTCATGCTCTAATCCTTGATGCTGACTACTTGGTTTATCAAGCTATGGCTGCTTCTGAAATTGAAACTAAGTGGGAAGACAATGTGTGGACACTTGAATGTGACCATAACAAAGCATGGGATATCCTACACAATTCCATCAAAGCTATCGTAGCTAAACGTAAAGCATGGGCAACAAGTAAGTTGGTTATGTGCTTCACTGATACTTACAACTGGCGTAAAGGTGTCTTACCGACTTATAAAGAGAACCGTAAGAAGACTCGTAAACCTACAGGCTACATGACGTTTGTTGATGAAGTTATGGCTGTAGAAGACTGGAATGCTTTCCTACGTCCAACTCTTGAAGGTGATGACTGTATGGGCATCCTTGCGACTAAACCTTCTCTGGTTGGCTGTAAGACTGCTACAATCGTATCTTGTGATAAAGATTTCAACACTATTCCTTGTGAGTTCTTCTGGTTAACTACTGGTGAAATCAAACAGATTAGTCTTGAAGATGCTGACCACTGGCATATGCTTCAAACGCTTATGGGCGATACTACAGATGGTTATTCAGGTCTTAAAGGCATGGGTAAGGATACATCTTTAGCGTTCCTTGAGAGTCCATACAAGTTCATTCAGACTGAGAAAGTATTCAAGTCGGGTGCTCGTAAAGGACAATCTGTAATGGAATGGAAGAAACACCCAATGGAAGAAGGTGATACCCTATGGAGTTGCATGGTTACTCTTGCTGCAAAAGCTGGTATGACTGAAGAAGAACTACTGGTTCAAGCTCAAGTAGCTCGTATCTGTCGTGCATCTGACTTTAACTTTAAGACTAAAGAGGTAATCCTATGGACTCCTGAAACCAACTGATTCACTTTATTACTACCAATGAGTTACATTGTACAGACTGCAAGCACTTCGATAAGAAGAAGAAGAAGAAGACTTGGGACTGTAAACATCCAACTGGTGCTCGTAAAGTAACTAACAAACTTGACTTCGGTCATCATTACCTATACCCGATTGCATCTGCTGTACGTTAGAACGGTGGTAAATGTAAACCTGAAGGTAAACTGTTCAATGAATAATTAGTTATAAACTCAAGGTATCTATTCACTTAGATGCCTTTATGATTGTAATTAACACCCACTATAGGGAGAGGGGGACTAAAAGATTCCTATCTATAAGATTAACTTTAAGAGGATAAATAATTATGGATATTACAAATAACAATCCAGACTACACAGTGCCTCATCTTAGTGCTCCACTTGCGGAATACCTGTTAGAACAATTTAGTTCAGACAATCAGATTGCAGATGGTTTACTTAGTGACCCTAATGTAGTCCGTTCTGAAGCATATCTTCTTGGTTTCCTTGGTGGTCTTGGATTTGCTCAATCAGTGATTCGTACTATCATTACTAATCAAGAAGGTCATAATGAAGAACTTGTTGATGTGACTGAGAATTACCTCGATAACTAACAAGGAGAACAACAACTATGTGTTTCTTTAGCGCACCTGATGTGTCTATTCCTGATACCCCAACTCCTGCACCACTACCGCCTCCTATTGATGAGGAAAAGACTGTAGGTGAAGTGAAGTTCGGTGGTTCTGATAATGACACTAAGAAAACTGGCAAGGACTCTCTTAAGATTACTAAGAAACCTAAAGAGTTGAAACCTTCTAAAACTGGTGTTAACCATGCTGTTACACCTAAGAAACAAGCTATTTAATTAACATCCACTATAGGAGAATACCATGAGTATTACTATTCCACACATTCAACGTAACGAAGATGAGTGTTTACATCCAGTTAACCATGAGTTATTCCTTGAGTATCTTGCTAAGGAAGATGGTATGACTAAACATTACCACATCATGTTGGATGTTATTGAAGCCTGTCCTCGTGTTGAATACACCGTGTATGACGATGGTAAACCTGTTGGTTGCTTCGCCTTAATGCGAGACTATGATATGCACTTTGGAAATGTCTGTGTAGTAGGTTGTCATTTTATGAAAGTAGATAGCCGAAAGATTCACAAGATGTTCTTCGAGTGTGTCAAGGGTTTCTCTAAAACATTTGGTTGCAAGTATTATCAAAGGACTCATTGGGATTCTCCATTTCGTCAAACAATTATTACTAAGGAGATTTAACTATGGGTAAAGTAGGTAAAGAACTTCGTCGTGCTCGTGACAAAGTTACAGGCAAATCAAAGGCTGAAGAAGAAGCTCGTAACGCTGAACAACGTGCTAAAGAAGAAGCTGAGAAACGTGCTCGTGAACAAGCTGAACTTGAAGCTGCTCAATCGGCTGCGTCAACTGCTGGTCAAGGTGCTGAACAGGCTGAGACTGATATTGGTTCTGAAGGGACTAAGCAATCAGCTCAGAAGAAGAAACTGAAAGGTGGTAAGAAAGGTCTTTCTATCTCTCGTGCTTCTGGTTCTGGTATTAACATTTAATTAAACAGGAGGTCTTCTAAATGGCTGACATTAAGAAAGAAGGCTTCGCTGCTGCTGGTGCTGCTAATACGTACAAACGTTTAGAGAACGACCGTGCTCCTTATGTGACTCGTGCAGAAGACTGTGCGAAGTTCACTATTCCTGCTCTATTTCCTAAAGCAGATGACACAGGTTCTACTAACTATACTACGCCTTGGCAATCTATCGGTGCTCGTGGTCTAAACAACTTGGCATCTAAACTGATGCTCGCTCTGTTCCCTGTGGGGACTCCATTCTTCAAACTTAATATTTCTGAAATGGAAGTTAAGCAAGCCTCTCAAGACCCTTCAGCTATCCAACAAATCTCTACAGGTTTAGGTATGGTTGAACGTATTTGTATGAATTATATGGAAGCTAATAGCTACCGTCCAGCTCTACATGATGGTGTCCGTCAGTTGCTTGTGGCTGGTAACGTATTAGCGTATGTTCCTCGTCCTGAGAATGAAGATGAGTCTGCTGCTCTTAAGATTTACAAATTGCACAACTTTGTGATTGAACGTGACTCCTTCGACAACGTACTTCAAATCATTACTGAAGACAAGATTGCTCGTGGTGCTTTACCCGAAGACCTTCAATCGTCTGTGTCTGAAACTGGTGAAGGTACTCCTTCTGAAGAACTAACTATCTACACGCATATCTATCGTGATAACGAGAAGAAGATGTATGTAAGCTATCAAGAGATTGATGGTGAAATGGTAGCTGGTACTGAAGGTGAATATCCTTTAGACGCTTGTCCGTGGATTCCTGTTCGTCTAATCAAGATGGCTGGTGAAGACTATGGTCGTTCATTCGTTGAAGAATACTTAGGCGATTTAAAGTCCCTTGAGTCTCTTTACGAAGCTATCATTAAGATGAGCATGATTAGTGCTAAGGTATTGTTCTTCGTGAACCCTAATGGTACTACTCAGATTCGTCGTGTAGCTAAGGCTCAGACAGGTGACTTCGTTGCTGGTCGTAAGCAAGACGTAGAAGTATTCCAGTTAGAGAAACACAATGACTTCAACACAGCTAAGACTGTAGCGAATGATATTGAGTCTCGACTGTCGTATGCCTTTATGTTGAACTCTGCTGTACAACGTGGTGGCGACCGTGTGACTGCTGAAGAAATCCGTTATGTTGCAGGAGAGCTTGAAGATACTCTGGGTGGTGTTTACTCACTATTGTCCCAAGAGTTACAACTTCCTCTCGTGAAGATTCTCCTTCAAGAGCTTCAAGCAACCTCTAAGATTCCTAACCTTCCTAAAGAAGCGGTAGAACCTGCTGTAGCAACTGGTCTGGAAGCTCTTGGTCGTGGTCATGACTTGAATAAACTCAAGATGTTCCTTGACTACATGATTCAATTAGCTGGTCTACAGGACCCTGATATCAACATGGCAGACGTTAAGATGCGTGTAGCGAACTCTCTGGGTATCGACACTGCAGGTCTTCTAATGACTCCTGAAGATAAACAGAAGCTACTTGGTGAACAAGCTGCTGCTCAAGGTACTATGGCTGCTGCTCAATCTGCTGGTGGTGCTGGTGGTCAAATGGCTGCTGAAGCTATGGCTCAACAAGCTCAAACAATGATGCCTCAAGGCTGATTTAATTAACACCCACTATAGGGAGACACCTCACGTTTCCCTATTCTTATAACTCTCAAAGGAGAACTATTATGCCTTATTCACATTTATCTAATGCTGTTATCTCAACTGAAGCTCATGAAGAAGCGATGATTCAAATGCCTGTTGATGTTCGTGATGGTGATGACCGTATTGAATTTAATCTCGATGTTGCAGAGATTGGTAGTGAAGAAGTAGATGTTGACCGTATTGAAATTAATACTGAAACTGGTGAATTCTCATCTGATGAAGACATGGACACTGAAGAACTTGGTGAGTCTGATTCAGATGAGCTTCCTGCTTCTGGCGACCCTAAAACATTTGAAGAAGCTGGTGTAGCTATTCAAGAAGCAATTCAAGGTACTGAAGAAATCATTCAGTCAGCTATTGAACGTGGTCTTCCAGTTGAAATGGTAGAAACAATCAAAGCTGAATATAACTCTGATGAAGGTCTTTCTGATGCTTCTTATGAAGCTCTGGCTGCTGCTGGTTACACTAAAGGTTTCATTGACTCTTACGTTAAGGGACAAGAAGCTGTAGCTGCACAGTTCGTTAAGTCTATCATTGAGTACACTGGCGGTGAAGCTGCATTTGGTAAAGTACAGGATGTTCTATCTGGTAATGGTGCTATGGCTGATGCCTTTAATGCAGCTCTTGACCGTAACGATGTGACGACTATGAAAGCCCTGATTGATTCAGCTAAGGCTACACATCGTCAATCTTTTGGTGAACGTCCTAAAGTTAACCTAATGGCTGCTGCTAAACCTACAGTTGTTCCTAAAGCTGTTAATGCAGTTGAGCCTTTTGGTTCTCGTCAGGAAATGATTACAGCTATGGCTTCTCGTGAATACCGTACTGATTCAGCGTTCCGTGCTAAAGTAGAACAACGACTATTAGTGTCGAACTTCTAAGCAATTTAATTAACACCCACTATAGGGAGACAGATGATTATTCCTTCAGGCGATTCTGAGGGTTCTGTCTCCACACTACTTCTATTTAATCTCAAAGGAGAACTATATTATGACTACTAAAACTGTAATGCCTGCTGGCGCACAACAAATCGGTAAGAACCAAGGTAAAGGCGTTACTAACAACGATTTACTTGCTAACTTCCTTAAAGTTTACGGTGGTGAAGTTCTAACTGCTTTCGCTCGTATGACTAAGACTCTTGATAAAGTTATGACTCGTACTATCGCTAACGGTAAATCTGCGTCATTCCCTGTGATGGGTCGTACATCTGCTCGTTACTTGAAGCAAGGTCAGTCTCTTGATGACAACCGTAAAGAGATTAAACACTCTGAGAAAGTAATCACAATTGATGGTCTTCTAACAACTGACGTATTGATTTACGACATTGAAGACGCAATGAACCACTACGATGTTCGTGCTGAATACTCTACTCAAATGGGTGAAGCTATGGCTCTTGCTGCTGACTCTGCGAACTTCGCTGAAATGGCTAAACTTGTGAACTCTCGTGCTACTGAGAAAGATGAGAACATTGCTGGTCTTGGTCGTTCTCCACTTGTGTCTATGACTGATTCTACAGACCCTAAGACTGTTGGTGTTCAAGTGATTGAATCTCTAACTCTTATGCGCGCTGCTTTCACTCGCAACTTCGTTCCTGCTGGTGACCGTACATTCTACACGAACCCAGAAGTTTACTCTGCGATTCTAACTGCAATGATGCCTAACGCTGCTAACTATGCTGCTCTGATTGACCCTGAAACTGGTAATATCCGTAACGTAATGGGCTTTGAAGTTGTTGAAACTCCACTGATGACTCTTGCTCATGTTGGTGGTGCTGTAGATAACCCTGCTGATGCTTTCGATGGCGCTGGTCACATCTTCCCTGTAACTGGTGAAACTACTACTCAAGGTTCATACACTGTTGGTGTTAACAACGTTGTTGGTCTGACTGTTCACCGTTCTGCTGTTGCAACTCTTAAGCTAAAAGATATGGCTCTTGAACGTGCTCGTCGTCCAGAATACCAAGCTGACCAAATCATCGCTAAATACGCTATGGGTCACGGTGGTCTACGTCCTGAAGCTGTTGGTGCTATCGTTGTACGTGCTACTGCTACGCATCCAGTTCTTGATGTTAAAACAGTTAGCGTTGCTCAAGCTGCTACTCGTAACAAACGTCAAGCGTAATAGCTTAACTACAAACTAAAGGTGTCCTTCGGGATGCCTTTTTCGTTAAGGAGTAACATTATGACGACAACAACAACAATAAACCCTTATGAATCCTCATGGTCATATCAAGCTGAACTATCTGCTGTGAATGACATTCTGGCTGCTATTGGTGAATCCCCAGTGAACACACTTGAAGGTGATGCTAACTTGGACGTAGTGAATGCTCGTCGTATCCTACAGAAGATTAATCGCCAAGAGCAATCTAAAGGTTGGACATTCAATATTGATGAAGGTGCTACACTAACTCCTGATACATTCTCTGGTCTTATCAATTATATGCCTGATTATCTATCTGTGATTTCAACTGAAGGTAACACACCTTATGTCAATCGTGGTGGTTACGTCTATGACCGTATCGCTCGTACTGACCGTTTCCCTTCAGCTATCACTGTAAACCTAATCTCTCAGAAAACCTTTGATGAAATGCCTGAACAATTTAAATCACTTATTGTGACTAAAGCTGCTAAGGAATTTAACATTCGATTCTTTGGTGCTCCTGAGATTGATACTGTGTTAGGTAATGAGATTATCGACCTACAAGCGTCTGTCATGGAATACGAACTGGACTATGGTTCATTCAACATGTTCGACAACCTAACCATTGACCGATAAGGAGTCTTTATGCAGAAAATATGTAAAAGATGTTCTGGTACAATTTTTACAGGTAAACGCCAGAGATGTCAAAATTGTTCACGTTTAGATAAACTTGTAGCTAAACATGGTATAACATTTAAAGATGATACCAATGTCTTACAAAAGGCTATTAAGTATCTAAGGAGTGAAAATGAGTCTTGTTAGTCAGTCAATCAAGAATTTAAAAGGTGGTATCAGTCAACAACCTGATATCCTACGGTTCAGTGACCAAGGTGAATCCCAAGTAAATGCCTTTAGCTCAGAAGTTGAAGGCTTACAAAAGCGTCCACCTACAGTTAACATTAAGCGTCTTGGTAATACAGGATACTTCGGTACTGAACCTTACTTCCACAATATTAACCGTGATGACACTGAACAATACTCTGTAATCTTTACTGGTAGTACAATCAAAGTGATTGACCTTTTGACAGGTAATGAAGTCGCTGTGTCTCCTGTAGGAAATGCTCTAAACTATATCAAGACTCCGAATCCTCGTGAAGACTTGCGTATGGTAACTGTAGCTGACTACACGTTCATCGTTAATAAAACCAAGACAATCGCTAAGGGAACTGCAAAGACTCCTGCTGGTGGTGGTCTTAAACGTAAAGCCTCTGTTCAAGTTAAAGGTGGTCAATATGGTCGTACTTATCGTATCACTATTAATGACTCTCAAGTAGCTGCTTATGAGACTCCACTTGGTGATAAACCTGAACATGCTAAACAGATTGATATTCGTTTCATCATGGATAAGCTAAAGGCTTCCTTTAAGATGACGAATGCAACCTGTACGAGCCGTGCTGGTGGTTTCCTTGAGATTTCATCTACTGTAGATATGAACTCATTGAAACTGGAAGATGGTTACAATGGTGCTCTAATGTCTGGTGCTATAAATGACGTTCAGAAGACAACTGACTTACCTAAAGAAACCTTTAATGGTCACATTGTGAACGTTGCTGGTGATGCTACAAGTGGTGATGATGATTTCTGGGTTATGTTCGATGCTAATAAAGCAGTATGGAACGAATGTGCTAAGCCTAACCTATTGTCTAACTTTAATGTTGACACTATGCCTCATATATTGGTTCGCCAAGCTAACGGTACGTTCCAACTTAAAGCTGCTTCATGGGATGCTCGTAGTGCTGGTGATGATAATACTAACCCTTATCCATCTTTCGTAGACGGTAAGTTACACGATGTGTTCTTCTTCCGTAACCGTTTAGGTTTCCTAAGTGGAGAGAACGTTGTGTTATCTGAAGCTGGTTCTTACTGGAACTTCTTCCCTAAGTCCGTAGCTGCCTTTACTGATGCTGACCCTATCGACGTAGCTGTAAGTACAAACCGTATCTCTATCCTGAAGTACGCTGTGCCATTCGCTGAAGAACTTCTATTATGGTCTGACCAATCACAGTTCGTATTGACTGCTGATGGTGTTCTAACTGCTTCCTCTGTACGACTCGATATGACTACTGAGTTTGAGATTACCGACAAGGCTCGTCCTTATGGTATCGGTCGTGGTGTCTACTTTGTAGCTCCTCGTGCTCAGTTCTCAAGTGTCCGTCGATACTACGCTGTGCAAGATGTAACACAAGTAAAGAACGCTGAAGATATCTCTGCACATATCCCATCTTATATTCCTAATGGAGTCTTTAAGATTTGTGGAAGTTCAACTGAGAACTTCTTGACGATGCTCTCTGAGGGTTCACCTCATAAAGTATTCTTCTATAAGTTCCTCTACTTGCAGGAAAGTCTTGTACAACAATCATGGAGTCATTGGGACTTCGGTGAAGGTAACAAGGTATTATCATGCGATATGCTTGGCTCTAAGATGTACTTAACGATTGACACTAAGTCTGGTATATTCCTTGAACGTATTGAGTTTACTCAGAATACTAAGGATTTCAAAGAAGAACCTTTCCGTTTGTACATTGACCGTAAGACTCCTTACCTGATTCCATCTGGTGCATACAATGATGATACATATACAACTACTATCCATCTTCAAGATGTTTATGGTGCAACACCTTCTTATGGTGATTACTATGTGATTCATCCTACAAACGAACAAGATGAAGTATCCAACAACGCTATGTTCCGTTTTGATTGCCCTACAGGTGGTTGGAAAAGTAAAGGTACCATCGAACTTGATGGTAACTGGGCTGGTATGACTTTCTATATCGGAGAGGCATACAACATGTATTACCAGTTCTCTAAGTTCCTCATTAAGAATACCGATACTGCTGGTGGTGTTTCCACTGAAGACATTGGTCGTTTACAGTTACGTAGAGCATGGGTTAACTATGAGAACTCTGGTAGCTTCAAGATGACCGTACAGAATCAAGCTCGTAAGTTCGTGTATGACATGACAGGCAACCGCTTGAACACTCAGGAAATGATTCTTGGTGATGAGTCTTTGGATACTGGTCAATTCCGTTATCCGATTGGTGGTGACGCTAAGACTATCACTGTGACTCTTGAATCAGACACTCCGAACCCTGTTGCTATCATTGGTGGTGGTTGGGAAGGTAACTACATACGTCGAAGTTCAGGTATTTAACACCCACTATTGGGAGAGGGAGACTTAAAGTTCCTTCTCTCATTCTCTATCAATCTCTCAAATACATAAGGAGAAATACTTATTATGAAAATCATTGCTATCGAAGCTAATATCGGTGCAGGGAAGTCTACTCTCCTTGAACCACTTAAAGAGGAACTACAACTATGGTCTGGTGAAGACTGGAATGTTCTAATTGAACCTGTAGATGAAGACCCTGAGTTCCATCGTCTTCTTAAAGTCTACATCGAGAACCCTCACAATCCTGATAAACGTGTAGAGTTCCAAAAGTATCTAACGAATCAACGTCAAGAAATGCTTAAAGATATACCTGATGCTAACTATATCATTGAGCGTTCATTGTTCTCTGACCTTGTATTCTCTCAGTTGAACTTCTTAAACATGGAATTACCTTCAGCTCATTACATGGATTACTACTACGACATTAAGCGTAGACTTACAGATTATCCTCGTATTGACTGTGTTGTGTATTTAGACAAAGACCCTAAATCCTGCATCGAGTCCATCGCAAAACGTGGTCGTGAAGGTGAAGATGGTTATGAACTAAATTACATTGAAGATATCAAACGATTCCATGATGCTTGTTTACCTCAGATTACTCGTGAGTATAATACTGACTTGATTACAATCGACTTATGTAAAGACTATGCAATCCCTTCTGTTATAGCTGCTGAAATCATGGAGGTTGTCTATGGAAATCGCATCCTTTAAGACAATCAAAGCGTGTTTATCTGATGCTGAAGAATTAGCTAAATCACTGTCAACTGAAGACTATGATGAACTTGTAGCTAATCGCTCAGGTGTCTATGTAGATGCTAAGGCTGCACTCGAAGAAGCCATTAAGTCTTGTGAAGCGTCTTACTCTATTGTTAACGAGAAGACAGGACAGACTTATGCTATTGGCGGTTATACTGATAAAGGTATCTGCTGGTTCTTAACGTCTAACTATGTGAAGAACTTCAACAAAGAAGAACGCATGGCTCTACGTGATGAACTCTGTAAGAATCGTGATGCTGCTCTTTTGGTTCATCCAGTTCTTCATAACTACATCTGGGTAGGTAATCCTGCTCATATCTGGTTCACTGAATCTTGTGGTGCTCGTATGAGTGGACAAGTATTGGGTCAGAATGGTGAATACTATGTTCCCTTTGAGTTCTGCATTGAAGACTTCCCTCATCTAATGAAATAGGAGGAATAACTATGTGTGAACCTGTAAGTATCGTAATGAGTGCTGTAGCTGCTGTAGGTTCTATCGTTGATGGCAAGAACCAACAAAAGGCTGCTGTCAAACAGGAAGAAGCTCGTCGTAAACAGAAGATTGAAATGATGCGTCAAAGTAACTACAAAGATGCTAACTTACAACTTCAAGATATGGGTAACTATGATGAAGCTCGTGAACTACTTGCTGAAGCTAACCTTGATGCTATCGAGACACAAGCTTCAGTATCTACAGCAATCGGAGAGTCTAATCTTTCTGGTCGCTCAATGGAACGTATTGAACGTCAAGTAGCTAATGAAGCTCTTGCAGTTAAAACCGATATCAATCGTAGCTATGAACGCTCATACTACAACATCTATGCACAGCGTGAAGCCAATCGTAATGAGTTAATCTCAGCTTACGAGGGTATGCCGTCTGTACCTCAACCTGACCAATTGGGTCTTATTGCCAACACTGTAGGAGCTACTGCTCAAGGTGTTGTCACTGGATATCAATTAGGTGGTATGTTGGGAACTACTCCGAAAGGTAAAGTAGGAAAGACTGGTAATGCTGGTAAAGTTAAATAACACCCACTATAGGAGAAACTAAATGGCAGACATTAAAGATTTTTCTGAAATCTTAGGTCAGCGTGAAAGTAGCGGTAATTATAAAGCAATTGGTACTGAGGGTGGATATATCGGTAAGTACCAGTTCGGCTGGGCTGCTCTACATGACTTAGGTTATATTAAGAACAAGAAACCTAAAGGTATGACTCAAAGTGAGTTCCTATCTAATCCTGCAAACTGGTCAGGTAAAAGTAACATTAAATCTCAGAATGACTTCCTTAGTAACAACAATGTTCAAGAAGAAGCGTTCACACAATGGGATGGTCTACTAACTCAACGTACTGCACCTCTTTTAGAACAGTATGGTGGACAACAAATCGACGGTATGACTATCACTCCTGAACGTCTTAAAGCTGCTTCTCATCTATTGGGAACTGGTGAAATGAAGAAGATGTTAGAACGTGGTACATTCCAAGGTGGTAAGGTCGATGCTTTAGGTACATCTGCAAAGGAATACTTTGAGTTATTCCCTGATGGACAAGACGTTAAGACCGCACCTCGTGATGTTCCTTTCAGTGCTGCTGATGACAACTTCCAGAATCTATTTGATACTAAGGATACTCATCATAATAAACTGGATACAAG